TTATTTTATCTGTATTCATATGCTTATGCCTCCTTCGTGATTTTTAATTGTTTCGCATATTCTTCTAGTGGCACTCCTAATTTTTTAGCAATTGCTACTTGAGATGAAGTGAGTCTCACTGTGTTGCGACCAGGTTTTACACTCCGCGTAGCTGATGCTACAGTTTGAGTAGGTTTAGTCGTTTCCTTTGGTTCAGTCTTACCAAACTTGTGTGGAAAGTCAAGCCTCATCCTTCTATCTACTTCAGCATAATATTCATCAGTAGCAGGATCAAACCCTTCTTCCTTTGTTAGTTTTTCATGTAAATCAAAAGCTGTATATGTCATTGCACTATCTTGACCAAACCAAGTATTCTTTTCAGCCCATTCTTCAGCTTTTGGATCTGGTTTAGCCTGTGGTGGTGCAATAGATTCTTCTAATGATTTAACAGGTTCTTTAATTTGTTTCATTTCAGCTGCCGCTCGTTGCTTCATTCCAGCAACTCGTGCCTCTTCAACACCTAATCTTGCAATTTCTTTTTGTGCATCAACTTCAGTTTTGATATCTCCAGCTTCTCTTGCAGCTGCTAGTTTTGCTTGTGCTGCTTGTAAACCAGATGCAACTTTACCTTCCATTGCAGTTACATAACTAGGTTCTAAATTAGATACTTTTGTTTTTAATTTAGAGTGTTCATCTTGAACACCTTTAGCGTATTCTAAAGCAGCTTCTCTTTGTCTTTCTGCTTCACGCCATTTTTTAGTTAGTTTGGCAATTCTTTTTTTAACGCCTTCACTATACTGTTCTAGTTCTTCTTCTTTTTTAGGTTCTTCTTTAACTTGTTCTTTGTCGTCCTTATCATCTCGAACATCAGGTTTGACATCAAGTTTCTCAGGTGTGTCATCGGACTTATTATCGTCTTTAACATTTTCATTTTCAACCTCTACTTTCGTTTCTTTTGGTTCTTCTAATTGAACATCAACATCAGGACCTGATGTATCAATGTCAACTAGGTCTTGTTTATTTTCTTCTACGTCTGGCATAGCTATCTCCTTCTATGTTATATATTATGCAACACTGCTTCAGGATCAGATATAGTTCCTAAAACTTCGTCGTCGTTTAAAAGACGAACTTCTCCGCCTTCAATTGGTAATCTTGATCCTGCGTATCTTGCAAAGATTACCCAATCACCTTTTTTGCACCAAGCACCTGTTGGAAATTTTTCCTTATCATAATATGCTAATGGTCCAACTTTTAAAACGTAGCCACAGTTTGTAGCAATACGTAATTTTTCTAATGATTCTTGTGCAATAATTATTCCACCTTTAGTTTTTTCTTTTGGTGTAAAAGGTAAAACTAAAAGTCGCCAGCCACTAGGGTCGGGCAGCTGTTCTTTTTGTTTTTTAATATTCTCTGGGTTTAAAGGCTCTGGTTCAGCCTTTTTTTCTTTTTCATATTTGTCTTGAAGAGCCAATTTAATTTTTGGGACTTCCTTTGATGTCGATAACGTTTCCTTGTTCATCTTTTCGCTCCTTTTCTTCTAGCAGGTTAGAGATTTCCTGTAATAGATATTGATATGTTCTCGCTTGTCCTAACATATACTGATATTTTTCCATATTGTCAACACCACCACTAATCATGGCATCACCAACTCTTTGCAGGTTATCTCGCATCATTTTTTGTATTTTAGCTACAACTACTAACGGATCCATCATAATGAAAACTCCTTTAATGTTTTTAATTTTTCTTCAGCGTTTGCAATTTTTTCAATTAATTTATCTACTTCATCTATGTGTTGTGGATGTTCTCCAATACCAACAGAATGATCTAAATAAATTTTAAGAGTTGCGTCTGCTTCAGATATTTGTGCGTTGTATCTATCTTCTAGGGCCTGTATTATTGCGTCTCGCATTTCTTATTGTCTCCTTACCTTTCTTAAAAATTGCAGCGACTTTTGATTTACCCATAACTTTGGCACGCTGTTCTCCAACAGTTAATATTTGAATTTTTCTAGCAAACGGTTTGTTAACCCGTTTTACTTTTGCAACTGTAGCACTTGCATCTGCAGGTGTTGCAAATTTTATACCAACAGTGTCTTTAGG